CGTTAATCTCGCCATTGTCACCGACGCAGTTGTCAATGCTGACACTGACAGTACTTATCCCGGCACGCTCACCCCAGCGGCTACCAACGTCGGGTGGACCGGGCCGGTAGCGCTCGCGAATCTCACTTGTGGCCTCGATGGCAGTTTTGACAACGTATTTGACGCTGACGATCCGGCGGTCATTGCCCAGGACGCGGGCGGTTTCGCCAACGGCCGATCGCTGGTTCTCTATGAGACCACCAACGGTCGCATCCTTGGTCATCACACTGAAGGGGCTGCGTTCGGTAATGTAGCTGGTCCTATCACCATCACTTTCAATGCCGCTGGCATTCTTAAGTGGACTATGACGTAAACAGAGTGGAGGTTCTGAATGAGGTTTATAGTCCAGTTAATTAAAGAGCTTACCCCATTCGCAAACGATACGTACTACATGCCCTTATGGGTTTATGTTGGATTCATTTGTTTTGCGCTGATATGGTGGGCGATGTAATGCCAAGAGAATCAAAAAACTATCGAAATGGTAAAGTGCCTCCACTTCAAGAAGTCTATGATGGCTATGCGTTTTGCTTTGATACTTCCGATCTGGTAGGTGCAGTGCATAAACCGCATCGTATTTTCCCCGGTGATAACACGCCGCGAACCTTCATAAACTGCAATCTGGTCAATGCTATTCCTGCCCCTACTGCAACACTGATTGATTGCAATACTTCGATTATTGAGCGTAATTTACCTACAGGTGAAATCGATAGTAAAGGTAATCCTGTATTTGAGGGCATTGTCCACGGCAGAACAAACCCGACTAATTTTGGGAAAGATGTTAATCCTAATAAGAAGAGGATTAGACAGTGATTGTAAAAAAGAGCGTACCTATTTTATTGGCAATATTATATGGAGTCATTATGGTTGCTTGCATGTTCTGGTTCCCTGAGCCCATAGTGTTATGACAACATTTGTTGAAAAGTATGCCTCTGTCGCTGGTGCTGGTGCTCACGACGGATCAAGTCCTGCTAATGCTTGGACAATGGCAGAAGCTACAGCGAATGTGGTGGCTGGTAATAGGGTTAATTGTCTAGCGGGAACTTATATTGCTGATGACTCTGCATCTAGCTCAGTAATGGATATTGATGTAGCTGGGACTGTAGGTAATTGGATTGAGTGGCGAGCGTACACTACGACTATTGGGGACTTTCTCTATGGTACTGCTCCTCCAGTTGTGGCCAATGCAGGCACAAACACTTTAACCAATGCAATGCAAACCACCACGATAGGTGCAGCATCAGCATTCAATAGATTTATAGGTTTTCAGTTCACAGGGGCATCATCGCATGGGGCGAGCGGCGGAACAACAACAGATGAGGTAAGTTTTGAAGGTTGTAAATTCGATAACAATGGGGGGAGAGGTTGCCAAGGAGATAACACGTGGGAGTTCCTTCTTTGCGAATTTACCGCTAACACAACAAACTCAGTTGACGCTGACGCCACCCTAATACTATACGCCTGTCTTTTCCATAATGAATCTGGGCCAGTAGTCACAGCCGCTGCCGGCCCAGTGGTGATCAATTGTCTGGCATACGATAATGGAAATACCGCCTACTTCAATTTTGGGCAACCTGTTATATTTTCAGGTAATACCTTAGACGGTGATAACGGAGCAGCCTCAATAGGCGTTACCATTACAGGCGCAACAAATATACCCCACATTTTGGCAAACAATATATTCTTTGATTTCAATGTAGGCGTTAACTACAACAATGCAGGGATCGAAGACTCCCGTTTACGTGGATTCAATTACTTTTCCTCATGTAATACCAATTACGACAATCTTGTAGATGCAACCACAGACATAGACGACGGTACAACCGATCCATTCACCAATAGCGCAACGAGAGATTACACGTTAGCCAGTGGAAGTAATGCTATTGGTGCAGGAGCTGACGCCGGAAACTTTGCATAATGGCTAGGTCGATTGGAGCGTTACAACCTTCTGGGAGTGACATAGGCGCGCTGCAGACCGATGAGGTGGTAGGCGGCATCACCATCACCCCAGCCCCTGGCGGCATTGCGGTTGCTGGCCAAGACGTTAATGTCATCCTTGCAACCGACATCCAGCCTGCAGCGGGTAGCATTGCCGTAGATGGCCAGGCAGTCAATGTAGCCGCAGCGACTGACATCACCCCCGCATCAGGTGCTATTGCCGTTGCTGGACAGGATGTCACCGTTGCCATACCCACCATCATCACGCCTGGAGCGGGCGCCATTGCCATTGTGGGCCAAGGTGTTACACTTGTTGCAGCGACCAACATTGACCCAGCGACAGGCGCTATCACCGTGAGAGGGCTATCAGTCTTCATATCGGTCGGGGGTGTTCCGCTGGGTGGGCTCGTTCAACGAATGCTTAAACTCGGTATAGCCATCGGCATAGGAATCTAATCATGGCCAACGATAAAATAAACCCACCTGAGGGTCACGCTAATATCACACCTGACGACGACACGGTGTTGGAGAAGGTGATAGCTTTCTACGTGGGGGTGTCGGGAGACTTGGTCGCTGAGGATCCAGCGGGTGTTGAGGCAACTTATCTAAGCGCACCAGCCGGGCTGATCATCCCTGGACAATTCACTAAACTCAAAACAGGCACCACGGCTACTAATATCGTGGCTATGTACGGGGATCGGTAGATGATTGTTCCCAAGGCCAGCAATAGCCGGGGGCGAGACCAAGCACTTCAAAGGCAACGATATCTCCCACATTGTTGCTATGATGCCATGTCCTAGCAGAGCATTGCCCGCCTCCGCTATCGCCACCGCCACCGCGAGTCCATACCTTAACCATTACTCCGTCCGGTAATGGGCGATCACCGCCCAGCCATACGTGGACGTGGTTCATTCTGGGCTGACAATGGCTATGAGCTACACAGCCTCTACCCAGAGACCGTCTATATATGCCGTCGTATGTATCGCCAACCCCGCATAATTTACCTATGACGCGCTCCGAATCGCCATGATAAAACTCACAATCAATACCGCTATCGACCAGCACCGACATATCGACGGGTATCAGCCGGGGCTTGATGCGCCAATGTTCAGGATTACTAAGCATATTGGGCCCATCACTTGAATCATGCCAATCAAGTTCGGTAATTTTAGCCGGTATATATTGATGCGATTGCATCACACCACCATCGGCAACCTGTAGCCAATAATCAGCCAGCCACTTGGCTTTGTCTTGAGTTTTCATTTTATTGCTCTCCTTATTCTTTCTAACACAATTGCAAGTTTGCGCTCCACCTTCTATAGTGCCATACATTCTAGCGCTGCACAGAGGGCATTCAAGGGGTAAGCTCATACAATAGGCTATCATAACAGATCTTCAAGGCTTATGAGGGGGCATTGCTTGACGAATGATGATATCACAGTCAAAATAGATATAATATGATGAGTATAGACATAATATGACGAGTAATGATGATGCTAAAGGACCAATATGAGCTGTTTTGTCAAGAATATGTAGCAAATGGATTCAATTCCACTCAGGCCGCTATATCTGCTGGCTATGCCAAGTCCAGTGCTTACAATCAAGGCCATCGAATATTAAAAAATCCTGAGGTTCAGGAACGAGTAGAAGAGCTAAAGTTTGAAGCGCTAGAAGCGCTAAAGGTCACAAGGGAGCGTGTGATTGAGGAATTTGCCAGGATTGGATTGAGTGATGTGCGTAAACTGTTCGGTAAAAATCGCTCCCTCAAGGATATTCAAGAACTGGATGACGAGACTGCAGCTGCCATCGAATCGATTGAGGTTGTGGCAGATACAGTTAATGGCGATGTTGTCAGCTATACTCATAAGATTAAATTGGCCAGCAAGGTTGCCGCACTGAAGAACTTGGGCAAGCATTTCAATATCTACGAAGACCACCAGAAGTCCGGCCAGGGTGAGATGCACGTCCACATTGAAGGGAAGGATGCCAGCTTATGAATAATCAAATCAGATGGGTCAACCTACCAACTCCACCGCCGTCATATTATGAAAATTTGATAAAGGATTATCCACCTGCTGAAAGACGGCGACTATTAGAGGGTGAGTGGATAATAGCGGTTGACCCTGCTGCACCTGGTGGGGATAAGACGGTCCGTGCCCTGGTTAGAAACGGAAAGGTTGAGCAGGTGATCCATGAGTGACATCGATATCATTTTTTACGCAGTGTGGTTGATTGGGTGGATAGCTATCACCATTGCTTGCTGGAAAGAAGGGCCAATCTTAGGTTTTGCGGTAGGGCTATACTGGCCCTTCCTAGCGTTAATCACCCTCCCTTTTTGGTGGAATACAGCGCGTAAACGGGTTATTAAATTAGCGGGGCTGTAACAATGAGTGACGAAACTATTCCTGATAGCATTCTTGGACCGTTGACTAGTTGTCCTGATTATCTGGACTTTCCTACTGCATGGGCTATTCAGCATGATCACGGTGAAAGCTTGGACCATGACCCTCGTTGCTCCTCCGTTCCTGGTCATGACCCGTTGAGTGGTCCAGGCCTATTGTGCGACTGCGATGCTGTTGAGAAGGAATGGGAACGACTTCGCGAGGTGCTGGGTAATGAGTGACATTGAAATTCTTTTGTGGATGGCGTACGTGTTGGGATGGTTGGTCGTGATGATCATCATGCGAAAAGAGAGTTGGGTTTACGGATTCTTTTCCGGTATGGCTTGGCCGCTCTTGATCGTTCTTATCTCCCCAATGTGGTTATTCAAGGCCAGCAAGCGGCTTAGCAATATATTGGGCTGGTAGGGAATGACAGCCCTCCTTGTCGGCAATACACCACCCCCTGAAGTCGAGTTCACACTGACCACCGCCCAACAGAAAGCGATGGATGTGATGATCTCGAACGCGACGTATATCGCGCTTGGGGGTGGCAGCCGATCCGGAAAGACGTTCCTGTTGCTGCGGGCCGTAATCATACGTGCCATCAAGTCCCCTCGATCGCGTCACGTCGTCTTCCGCTTTAGATTCAACCAGGTCAAGCAGTCGGTCATACTGGAAACGTTGCCGAAAGTGTTTGAACTATGCTTCCCACAGTTGCCCAGCGTCGACAGTATGCTCGACAAGACAGATTGGTATCTCACGTTACCCAACGGCAGCGAGGTATGGTTCTCAGGCCTGGATGACAAGGAACGTGTCGAGAAGGTGCTGGGCAAAGAATACGCGACCATCTACTTCAACGAGTGCAGCCAGATCCCCTACCACTCGGTTACATTGGCCCTCACTCGACTCGCGCAGAAGACTGAGAACCTGGTACTCAAAGTTTACGCCGACTTTAACCCGCCATCCAAGAAACACTGGACGTATCGGTTGTTCATTGAGAAGCGGGATCCAACCACCAGCCTACCGGTGCGCAATGAGTTTGATTACACCTTCTTCCTGATCAACCCCATGGATAACCGGGAGAACCTGGATCCCAAGACCATCGAGATACTGGACAATCTGCCAGAGAAGCAACGCAATCGCTTCTTGTTGGGACGGTTTGCTGACGACAGCGACGGTGCATTGTGGACTGAAGAGATGCTGGCTCAGAATCGCAAGCTTGGCCAGGTCAATGACCCATTGCCTGAATGGCTGCGTATCGTCGTCGCTGTGGATCCCAGCGGTTGCAGTGGTGAGGAAGATTTCCGATCGGACGAGATTGGTATTACCGTCATGGCATTGGGTACCGACAACCACGCTTATCTGCTTGAGGATCTATCCGGTCGCTATAGCCCGGAGGAATGGGGTCAGATTGTGGTCGAGGCCTGGAAGCGTCATCGCGCTGACCGTATTGTTGGTGAGAAGAACTACGGGGGTGACATGGTGCGAGCCATTGTCCACGCTGTAAACCCTGACGCGCCATACAAAGAAGTCAACGCTACACGTGGCAAGGTCGTTCGCGCAGAGCCCATATCCGCATTGTACGAGCAACACAAGATCCACCATGTCGGGTATTTCACGGAGCTCGAAGATCAATTGTGTGCAATGACGATGGGCGGGTATATGGGGATCAAATCACCGGATAGAGCCGACTCAGCCATTTGGGCAGCGACTGAGCTGTTCCCTCAAATGACAGCGAAGGCCGAGGAAGAGCGGCGACCGCCGGCCAAAAACGTCCAGAGTCGGAGCGCGTCAAGGTTTGACAGGGCGCGTCGATAGGTCGATACTTGCACTATTGCCAAATACCGGAGGATAAACCGTGTCTAGAGTGATCAAGAAGATGGGTAAAAGCATTGGTACGGCGTTGGGACTTGTGGATGATAGACCAGATGAACCCAAGATGCCAAAGGCTGTCGTGCCGGATCCTGATGCGAAAGAAGCGGCCCGTGCTGCATCGCGGAAGTTGCAGCGTAGACCACGCAGCGGTCGAACCTCCACTGTATTGACCGAGGGTACCAAACTTGGCTAAAAAAGATGTCACGGAGCTAGTCCAGCTGGCTGGTCACATGTATGAAAAGCATTGGCCGGTCATGTCCCTGTGGCAAACTATCGCTGATCATTTCTACCCGGAGCGTGCTGACTTTACGATCACGCGCAACGTTGGCCAGGAGCTGGCTGATTCCCTAGTTGATTCCTATCCTATCCTTGTCCGTCGTGACCTTGCCAACTCATTCAGTTCAATGCTACGTGATGGTGATTGGTTCAAGATGGGCATCGATGGCGAGGCTGATCACGGCGGTAATATGTGGTTGGACTGGGCGACCACCAAGCTCAAACGATTGATGTACCACCGTCAGGCCAATTTTGTCCGGGCGACCAAAGAGGGTGATCACGACTATGCCACGTTCGGCCAGTGTGTGATAT